AGATGACTTTTCACGTTCTTATGAATACAATATTTCTGGAGAGTCTTATGATGCTGATCTAACTGACGGAATGATTTATAAAGTTTTTATCAATGATGATACAGGATTCATTGATTCTTACGCATATACAATTGATGCAAATGGTAAAACAGGTACTGGTGCTATACTTAATGCTGTCTATGATGACGGAGTTTCAGATGTTGTTATGACATCAGGAGGAAGTGGATATTCCGTTAACGCTCAAGCAAGAGCATTTGATTTGGGAGCTGTAGATGTTACTGGTTCGTCCGAAACGAAAGCAGAGGCTTCTTTTAGTCTTAAAAATGGTATGATTTCCAATATCCTCTTGTCCAATCCTGGTGCAGGTTATACAGGATACTGGGAAATAGCTGTAGCAGATGGAGGCACTGGACATACTCATACTTGTCAATTGACTCAAGCGGAAGTCAATACAATTATGGGAGGTACGCCTGTTGTCTCAACGACTGTTGATGCAGGACACTCTCACGACCAAACTATAGAATGGAACTCTTTTAATAGTTCTTTTATGTTTACCGCAACTACTGGTGCTCATACTCACCCATTAACTATGACTACTCACATAGTCAATCCTACAATTACTGCCCCTATTACAACTTCTTCCGGTGGACTTGCAACTAGCGAAGTTTATCTTAAAGAAGATAATACTGTTGAACGAGTAATCGTTACGGATGGTGGAGCAGATTATCTGATTACAGACACAGTTACTATTACTGGAGGTACACCTACTACACCGGCAACCGCTGATCTGATTACAATTGATGGTGGAATTGCTGGATGTGCAATGAGTACCCAGGGAACTGGATATACTGATACGACTGCCAAAACAGTCTCAGTTGATATTCAGAACAATGTATTTATTCCTAATTCTATTTCCGCTGTTGTTGGAGATTCTATTGCTTTTACAAATCTTGATATTTCAGCACATACTGTTACGCATATTGATGGAATGTTTGATTCAGGAGATATTCCTCAGAATGCAACATTCACGTATGTTATTACTAAACCAACCGAAGTCACCGACAAATATGATATCCACGATACAAATAACACAACAATTAAAGCGACTCTTTGGGTACGAGATAGCTCAGTCTATGTAGATATGAATTCTGCTACTGGCGGTGGTTTTAGAGGTATTGCTACTGTTAACTCTAGTGGAAATATGACTAACATTTTGGTAGATAGACCTGGAGAAGGCTATAAGACTGGAAGTGATACTGTACAGATAGTTGATGTATCTGGACCTGGAGAAGGAGCTTATGCTTCCGTAGTTTCAGACCGTAGTGTTGGAGAAGTCATTATAACAACTGGAGGTATAGATTATTCTTTGGATACAACAGTTTCCGCATTTGATCCCACTGGATTCCCAACATACGATGGGGCCGGAGTTCTTGTTCCGAACGTGAGGACTTATGGCTCAGGAACAATCTTGAGACCAATAGTTTCTAGTGAATTTATTCCTGGATATTGTACAGATGTCGCATTCACAGATCAAGCCACTTGTGAAGCCGCATTTAATACTTGGATTTCAGATGTCGAAGTTGGACAATTGACGGCTGTAAATGTAGTTGCTGAAGGAACTGGATATAACGATATAGAATTCATTATTAATGATCCGACGGGTTTAGGATCATCAGCCGTCTGTACAGCAGACCTTAATAATGTTGTTACTGATATCACTTTTACTGCAAGAGGAACTGGCTACGATGAACCTTTTCTTGTAGTATCTGATCAGGGAGGTTTGCTTGGCTCCACGATTATATCAGTTGGTAATGGATTTGCTGGTTCCGTCGTGCTAAATAATGGTATAGGATCAGTATCTATTGTTAATGATTGGCAAGATTATGTAAATGGAGAACAAAGAGTAATATTTGTCGATATCGACCCCGATCCTACTGGTTACGGAGCTGAAGGAGAGGCTTTGATAGGAGGTACTGGAAATGTAGAATCTATTACGATGACTAATTCAGGCACAGCATACAAATCTCCTCTTGTAATGGTCGCAGGACCAGTTTTACTAGCAGGTTCATCAATTAACAATGTCAATACTGATTTAGCACTATATGGTCCAGAAGGAAATGATCCTGGTTCTCCATTTGCGTATAATGGGGCCGCTAATACTAATTTTAAAAATGGAATAATGATTCAATTTGAGAATCCAAACGGACATACATTAAATGACTATTGGGCATTCAAATTGCAAACTTGGAAATTGGGTACTCCTGCAAGTTTACTATATACTTCTAGTAGATATGATGCTAGCCTTGAGAATATGAGAGGAATCATCACCCTTAAAGATGTTTGGGAAGTATAACTAGATAAATTTATATAAATAGAAATGAATATTAAAATACTGGAGAAAAAAGACTAATGGATATTTTAACACTAGGAAAAATGAACGCAATGGCGAGGGATGTGGACGTCACGTTGGAATATCTAGCCAATGCTACTTTTCAAGGTCTCAAAGATGTTTGTGATGTTCAAGATGGAATGGAAAGTTCTTTGGAAGCCACTGCTCAAGCGGCAGTAGACTCTCTTGCTCTCGCTGGACCAAATCAAGGGGTACAAGAAAGATTCTTCTACAACGATTGCGATAGAGGTTGTCATTGTATGTATGGATGTCACGATACTTGGGAAGTCCCCGACGGAACGAAAACTATTAGGTTTGAAGCCTGGGGCGGAGGCGGAGCCGGTGCCGGACATTGTTGTCAGGGCTGCGTCTGTGATATGGCTTCTTGTGGTTCTCAAGGAGGGTACTATACTCGAAAAACTATCTGTTTGGAAAATGCAGAATATTCTGTTGGCGATGTATACGATTTATGTATGGGTGCTGGAGGAAATGGCACAAGTCATTGTTGGACAGTCTGTTGTGACGCTCCTCGAGGATGTGCATCATATGTAAATGGTTCTGGACTTACTAACTTTTGTGCTTCAGGCGGACGAGGCGGATATAATCATTATTGTACTTGTCGTTGTAACTTGAATCATTGTTGGATGGAGCAAATGGAATGTCAAGGGCAGATTATGAACAACGCTCCCAACCAGTGTCAGAACGTTGGCGTACCCGGTGCTTGTACAATGGATTTTATGGGACAGTCTCATCAGAATCAATTTTTCAAAGCAATGGATCAGCATTGTGATTGTGGTAACAGATTTACTACAACTGGCCAATCTCACGGTTTAACTAATTCTGTGAATATGTATATTGAGAACTCAATGGCTTATTGTGGATGTGAAACCCCTTGTCGATCTTTTAGATTTGCCGGCGGGGGCTTGAATAATATGAAATCATATTGCGGAAATCCATTAGAGCAATGTAGGGGTGCACCCGGACGTTCAGGTTTAATTAAAATAACATACGCATAAAGAATATTTGCGAAACAGGACATCCTGTTTCGCATAAAGAATATTAAAAAAGGATATTAAAAAATGAGCGAAACTTGGCAAGAAACTGTAGATGTTGATTATCAATATGATTGTCCGACGGACAATTATTGCGATGGTACTAATGTCGAAAGTATAACAGAAAATTACAACGGACCAGCCAGGTTGGTTGCTCTGATTGATAAAGAAACAAAATTAGTAGAAGTGACACTAAGAGAATGGGAAGCATATGATGGGCGACCAGATAGAGTAAATTGCGATAATGTCGTTATTGATTGTTCGGTAGATGCTCTTGTATGTGAAGTTCTTTCGGATTATCATAACAACAATTTAGATCATTCGGAAGTGAATTCAGATCCAGCTCCAGAAAATCGAACAATGAAAACTATCCCTACTCCTGATGGTTATTCAGAATTTATTTGGCATTATCCGATTCATCCAGATGAGTTATATGATTCAAACAAAACGACTTATGAAGACGGAGCTTGGAAGTTATATAAACAAACTAATCTTGATATCCTCGGCGAAGCAGATTGGAAGGAAATTAGAACAATGCGTAACGGAATGTTAATGAACACAGATGCAATTGTAAGTGCACCTGATGCGCCTGCTGACAAAAAGGAGCCAATTATAGAAATGCGACAAAAATTACGTGACTTGCCCGAAAACTTAAAGGATATAGACATTCTTTTTGTTCCATCTTCTTTTCCCCCAACTAAAATTTTGGAGCAAGGATAAAAAAATGGATATATTAACACTAGGTAAAATGAATGCTATGGCCAGAAATTCTGATCTGGCATTAGAATTAATGGCAAATCATCTTTATGAATCTCAGCAAGAGATATGTGATTTTCAAGCTGGAAATATGGATCAAATTACTGCTGCCACGGCGGCAGCAATGGTAGAGATTAGTGCGTTTGTCGGACAGAACACTACCACTGACGTAAAACATTTTTACATTTACCATAATAATCATTGGGGTGCGTATAATGGTGGATGTTGTTTACAATGGACTGTTCCTGAAGGAGTATCAATCATTAATTTTGAGATTCTTTCCGGGGGAGGTCCAGGCGGTTCTGCTGGATACGATTTTGATATTGGTCACGGTGGTGCCGGTGGTAACTATAATGAAAAAACTATTTGTAGAGCAGGAGGACATTTTAATTCAATTGCAGGCTCAGAATCAGTTTATACATTATGTGCAGGTGGAACATCAGGATGTTCTTGTTGTACTACTTGTAACCGAGCTTGTAGACACGGGTGTGTATCTTATATAAATGGAGATGGATTATCCAACTTCTGTGCCCAAGGCGGACACGGTGGTTCTACTTCTTGGGATGTTCAGTCCTCTTGTTATAACTGTCATATCGGCGGAGTACAATGCGATAGAGGAAACTATAATAATGGTTGGGTGACTCATAACTGTAACGAAGCCGCCTACGGTGGAGATATGTGCTTCAGAGGTGCTGCCGCTGGAATGCATAAAGGGTACAGTTGTTGTAATGAAATTCAAAATGGTCAAGGAAGTCCTACAGGACCATTCACAGCCCCTTGGACTGGAGCAACAAATCATTATTGTGCTGGAGATTACTCTTGTTGTAATGGACACTCAATTTTCCCTGGGGGAGGCGGAGTAGGTGATGGAAATGCCGCTGGGACACCTTGTACAGGATCTTGGGGAGCTGGTGGCCTTATTAAAGTGACATATCAATAGAATTTAGGAGAATTTAAAAAATGGCTAAAGTACAAAGAACCGTAACATTTGAAATGCCCGATGAGTACGAACAGGAAGTACCGACTACTACGATGGGCAAAACATCTACGATTGAGTATGATGGTCCTGGACAATTAATTTTATGGGTTGATAAAGAGTCGCAAGATATCGAACAGACTTGGGACAAAGACGACTATACAGAACGTCCTGTTCCTTTAAATTGTGAAGTTAAAACAATTGATCCTGACTCAGACGAAAATTGTATCAAGATTGGAATTCTTTTCGGTGGATTTCCGCAACGACTTCTTTATGAAATTAGAGTAGGTCCTGCTGATGAAATGAATAGAGTTATAGCTGATCCATCAGATCCTCGATCCATTTTCTCTGAAAATGATATTGTCGATGACTATACTAAACCTCTAGTGTTTAGACAAGGCGCTAATTTTGATGGCGTTACTGGTGCCGATCCTGGTGCTTTTCGCAGACGAGATGATGACTTCATTCGTGATGTACGAAATGGAAAATTGGAAACATCGGATTCATCAATTGCTGAGGATATGCCTGCCGATGTTAAAGCAGAATGGGAAACATATAGACAGAAATTGCGAGACTTGCCTGTAACCTGGGCCGCTGTACCAAATCATTTAATTTCGTTTCCTGTAGCTCCAGATGGAGAGGGTGATGATCCATATGTTCGGAACGAAGACCCATATCACGAAGTAATTTTGGTCGAGGCACGAACTGCCGCAGATAATGATGCAATCGGTCAATTAGTACCTATATCTGGAATAGATGAAGAAGCATCCGATCTTAAATAATATAATGAAAAAAATTTAGTGGTATAAAAGGCTTCTTACGAGAAGCCTTTTTTATTTGTCATATAAGTAATAGAAAAGACTTGACAAGTTCTAATAGTTATGTTATAATGATCGTTAATTTAAACTCAAGTGAGGTGATATGAAAAAGAGTCGGTCTAAGGCTTTCTTTATTAGTGGTGGCGCAGGAAGGGTAATAAGCTCAATTCCTGCTTTTGAAAAATACGCAGAAGAATCAGGTGATAAAGATTTTATAATAGTCTGCGAGGCAGGTATGGATTTCTACAGAGGACACCCAGTCCTCCAGAAACACGCATACGAAGTATGGCACAAAGGTCTCTTCGACCAACATCTCCGAAACAAGGATATCGTTACTCCAGAGCCATACAGAATCAACGAATATTTCAATCAAGAATGTTCTCTTGCTCAAGCATTTGATATCGAAATCAATGGTCTTGAGGAATTCAGAGAATTGTCAGCGCCGACTATCACCCTCAATAAGTCGGAAACGATCACTGGATATCAGTCTATCCAAGAAATGAAATCTCAATTAAACAAAAATAAAGCAATCATTATTCAACCATTTGGTCGTTCTGTTGAACAAATGGGTGAGTATTTAATTGATAGCACTTCACGATCTTTTGAAGTAGGAAATATTATTAGTATTATCGAACAACTCCGTAAAAAATATGCAGTAGTTATAATGGCAGAACTTCAGCTCCCCATTCCAGAAAATAAAGAACATCCAGTTGCATTACCCAGAGAACCTAATTTAAGATTATGGGCGTCAATGATTAAGTCAGCAGATCATTTCTTAGGATGCGATTCTGTCGGACAACATATAGCAAAAGCTCTGGATAAAACTGCAACCGTTGTTGTTGGTTCTACTGTACCAATTAATATTACTTATCTAGATGATGATAAATTTGATATTATAGATGTTGGTGCAGAAAATGGAAGAAATTATTCTCCCATTAGAATGACTATGGATGATGAGAAAGATAGACAGAATGATGAAGCAATGGAGTTGAATAAAGAACAAGAAAAGCGGGTTGTTGATTCTTGTATAAAATTTTTAGGCAAAGGAGGGAAGTTTGAAGGAGAATTCATTCCATCCCAACAACAAAATGTTTGTTCTAATCCTGATCATAATCATCAGCATCCTCATCAGCATATTGAACATAATATGGATACCAGTCCAAAAGAAGGTACCCGAAAAGAAAGACGAGCGGCTGAACGGGCTGAACGTAAGGAACAGACTAAATCTAAAACAGAACCTGGATTATTTGATTTTGAAACGGAGAATCTTTTATCAGGTGATACTGGACCTAGCCCCCATCACGGACATAGTTCAAGTCACTTTAAGGAATTTAAGAAATAGATTATGAGTCAGTGGATTGTCGGGCTTGCCCTAGGTCATAATGCTGGTGTTTGTTTATTAAAAGACGGTGAAATTATTTTTTCTATAGAAGAAGAAAGATTATCAAGGTCTAAACACGATGGCGGCCCTATACTTAGTATGATGAAAATCTTAGACTATACAGATAAGATTGATTATCTGGTAGTGGCTGGGCTAAATGGTTGGCAAGGCGAACCTCTTACCAGTATTATTGATTACACTAGAGAGCCATTATATCAAGGAATTGCAAGACGATTAGGATTAATTGAACCGCCTGAAGATGATCCGGCCTGGAGCAATACATTACAGAAGCAATCATCTCAAGTAATTAATATGTTTGATAATCACCACAAACTTCATTCAGCGATAGCCTTTTACAATTCTGGATTTGAAACGGCAACAAGTGTCATTGTAGATAGTTGTGGTAGTGGTAGAAAAATTCCCACAGATAAGGAAGATCCTACATATTTTGAAACAGAATCTTTTTACAATTGTTCTTATCAGAAAGGAATTACATCACTATATAAAAAAATGATGTGTGACAAGGGAAGAAGTTTAACAATAAAGAAATGTCACGATAAAGAATCTGATGAAATATTTGAATTAGTTACTGATGAAGGTGCTGGAATTGGAAAAGTTTGGGATGCAGTCACAGATTATTGTGGATTTCATATAAACGATTGTGGAAAGACAATGGGATTATCTGCATATGGTTGTGAAAATGAAGAAATGCCTCACTTATATCAAGGAGATACGGCTAATAAAGATTTAATTAAAGCATATTATCCACAACGTACAGAACTTAATTTATCTAAATATGATCTTTTAGATGATGCTGATTGGATTAAAGATGATTTATCTACATTCAAGGGTAGAAGGGATATGGCATTCAAGGTGCAGAAAGATACCCAAGAACAAGTCTTAAAGCTAATCATCAAAGCGTCCGAGATGAGTGAAGAAAAGAATATTGTATTAAGTGGAGGCTATGCTCTCAATTGTGTTTCTAATTATTATTACCTGGATGAACTAAGAAAACACGACATCCATTTATATGTAGAACCAAATTCTAATGATGCGGGTACAGCAACTGGCGCCGCTTTGTTACATCATTACAATATTAATAATGATATAAGTAAACGAGAAAGAATTAAGAGTTTGTATCTAGGACCAGAATATAATTATACTGGAATAGAAGTCAAGCAGGCTATTGAAAATTATAATGCTCAAGTGATTGAGGTTTCATATAAAGAAATTGCTGAACTAATTAAAGACGGAAATATTGTTTCTATATTTCAAGGAAGGTCTGAAAATGGCCCAAGAGCATTAGGGAACAGGAGCATTCTGTTCAATCCTACTATCACGGATGGTAAAGAAATCGTGAACAAAGTAAAGGGACGAGAATATTTCAGACCGTTTGCCGCTTCAATAATGAAAGAGTATGTTCACGACTGGTTTGATATGAAAGGATTAAATGAATCTCCTAATATGATGTATGCTGTTGATGTTAAAGAAGATAAAAAGGATTTAATACCATCGGTCCTTCACGTAGATGATACTTGCAGAATACAGACCGTGACCAAAGAAGTAAACGAACATTTTTATAATCTCATTGAGGAGTTTTATAAACTAACAGGCATACCGATATTGTTCAATACTTCATTTAATCTGGCGGGAGATCCTTTAGTGGAAACTCTTGATGATGCACTAAAGGTTTTAACTGATTCGGAAATGGAATATTGTTATATGCCAGAATTAAAAAGTTTGATCGGGATCTTGGAAAATGGAAATAATACAGGTCCATTATTATGAAGTATGAGTTATTACAACCGTGGTCAACTTTTGTGATGAAGACTCGATTGCCGCTGCCTGTCTTTGATAAAATGTTAAAAATTACAGATGAGATTGTTGAAAATGGTGTGCCGGAGAAGATGGGCGCAGGAGAAATGGAAGAGCAATTTTTGGTGGGGATACATAGATTAAAAGAAGAAAGATTATTGGACTATTTTGAAGATGTGGCTAAAAAATATGTTATAGAAGCATCCTGTCAATCGCAACCTTTTAATAAAGAAGCAATTGAAAACGAAGAATGGTTAACACAGGTATCTCGTATGTGGATAAATTCTCAGAAAGATAATGAATATTTTCCTATACATAAGCATACAAGATGTTCGATGTCTTCTGTAATGTATCTCAAAATTCCAGAATACTTACCTTCTCGTAATCACAATACAACTGAAGGAGCAATTGAATTTACAGGTAATTCTTCAATGGATCAAATTTGGGGAGTTCCTACTTTACCTATTCAGCCACGAGTAGGAGACTTTTTCATATTTTCTTCCGATCAACATCATTGTGTATATCCGTTTAGAACACCTGATGGAACAGGAGAAAGAAGGAGCGTATCTTTTAATGCTCTATTTACAACAAAAAAGGAAGACGCGGAAATGCGTTTAAAAAATTAAAAAGGATAAATTATGAGTCAGTGGATTGCAGGAATATCTCGAGGACACAATGCGAGTGTTTGTTTATTGAAAGATGGAGAAGTTGTTCTCTTTGTTGAAGAGGAAAGACTTTCAAGAAAAAAATATGATGGCGGCCCTTATGCGGCAATGGTTAAAATTCTAGACTACACAGACAAAATAGATTATCTAGTTATTGCTCATACACAACCAGATGAAAGTCAAGTTGATTTCAGGGGCGGTAGTGTATATAATGGACTTGCACAAAAATTAGGTCTGATTCGAGATGATGATCAAGTATTAGACTTGGCTAAATGGCATCATAAATTACACGCCGCTTGTGCTTTTTATAGGTCTGGATTTGATGAAGCTGTAGCCGTTATTGTTGATGGTGCTGGAACATTTATTCCATTGCAACTGTCAGGACAAGTTGAAATGTCTTGGGAATTAGAAACTTTATTTAAATGTAATTATCCAGACGAATTTAAAACTCTTTATAAACATCAAGGTGGTAGAGGACCTTGGCCTAGTGTTAGAATACCAGAACAGCCTTCAGAGCGAGAAGGCGAACAAGGAACTCACGAATTAATTCTTGATGATTCTGCTGGTATTGTTAAAGCATATGAAGCCGTAACACAATATTGCGGATGGGCACCTATTGAAGCGGGAAAAACGATGGGTTTATTTCCATATGGTGGACCAGCAGATTACTTTCCTCCCATTTACACAGATGGGAACGGTGGAGATTGGAAAACCACAGATAGAAATTTGATTGTTCCAACATATCCTAACGGAGCATTAGTGAATCAAGGTCGTTGGAAAAAATTAACATCTTCTCCAGAGGATCTAGAAGGCGATGTAACTTTGCTTCAAAATCGTAGAGATATGGCATATGCAATTCAGAAAGAATCACAGCAAATGGTTCTTGATTTGATACTCAAAGCAGTTAAGATGGGCGACAGCAAAAATGTTGTTGTCTCTGGTGGATATGGACTTAATTGTGTCGCTAATTATTGGTATCTCGATCAATTGAAAGACGAAGGAATAAATCTCTATGTGGAACCTGTCAGTAATGATGCAGGAACAGCAATGGGGGCTGCCTTTTTGACTCATTATTCACTCACAAAAGACACAGAAGTTAGACCATTTGGAGAAAATTTATGTTTGGGACCAAACGTAATGAAATCTAAAAACGATATTATTGATATAGCGAAGAAATATGGCGCAACTGGAGTATATGAAAAACAATATGCAACAGATGCGGTGAAACTTATCTTGAAAGGAAATATAGTCACTTTGTTTCAAGATAGGTGTGAGAGCGGCCCAAGGGCTTTGGGCAATCGTTCTATCCTATATGATCCACGAACGGTTGAAGGAAAAGACTATGTAAACTCCGTAAAGAAAAGGGAGTATTTCCGACCGTTCGCTGGATCAATTCTTCACGAACACGCACACGACTGGT